TTTAGATATAACTTATCTTTCAACCCTAACAGAGTGATTATAGTCATAAAAAAAGCACCTGTCAAGGTGCTTTAATGAATTGTAATATTGTATCAATCTTCATCTTTTGGTTTAAATCTTCCAATTTCAGGCATTGAATGCTGTTGCTTACCACCTCTCTTAGCAACACTTGTTCTTACACCATTGATGTTATCAAACCTTTCAAGTTCTTTTATTCTTGCCTTTCTTTCCTTAGAACCAAAATCAGTTCTTAGTGCTTGTAGTTGTCCCTCTTCATTATCAAGGAGCTTGCTTTCCTTTCTTTTCATTTTAGCAACAGGAAGAGGTTTCTTTTCTTCCATAATACTTTCAAACCAACCCTCACTCATATTGTTGATAATCACATTTGCGTCATCAACGGTTGATGCAAAGTTATTCTCTAAAAGATATGATGCTACAAACTCATATGCTTCATATGCCTCTCTATTGAGTTGCTTTTTTTCTCTTGGGGTTAGAGCACTTCTTTGTGCTCCTCTTGCTGCCTGCTTTGCTTTTACTGCAGGGTCATTGGACTTGTGAGCATATCCACGAAGACCAGGAGATGAAGAAGTTGTATTACGGAAATCGCCTCTTTGCTTTCTTGCAAGATTTTCTCTACCCTCTTTCTTTTTATTGTCACCATAAGTTTCACGACCTGCTAATGCAGTTGCTTTGTCTGCAAACGCACCAGCACCACTATCACCAGTTTTATTAGCAATTGTATTACGAATTGCAGTCTCATCATAACCTCTCTTAGCCATCGCAGTTGCTTCATAAATCTCAAACATATCATCCCAAGTATATCCACTTAGGTCATAACCTTCTTCAATAAGTTCATTTACCCAAAGTTCAACTTCTTCATTATAAGATTTGTTCTTCACCATAGCAATTGCTTTTGCTTTGGGAACACCAGAAGCAATCATTCTCGCAATTCTTATATCCGCAAAATCATTATCACCATCTTCGTCTTGGTCTACTTTTTTCTTTGCTTCGTAAATTGAAGCATAAGCACCTGCAATTTCTCTAATTGTTTTTGCAGAAGGCCATTCGTATGAATTCATTTGTGGTTTTGGTTTTGGTGCTTCTGTTGGTTTGGGAGGTGCTGCTTTGATTGCGTTTGGATTGTTAACTAAACTTTGATTACCTGCACCAAGTTTAGCAACTGCTGGAGACTGAACTGAAGGAGAGTTCATTGGAAGATTTGACCTCATATCCTTCATTAAAGGATTATCAGTCTGTTGAGTTCCACGAATTCTTGCTTTTTCATCTGCCGCAGCAGCAAGTTTTGAATTTGCTGCTCTCCATTGGTCCATTGGAGAACCTGCTGGTTTTGGTGCCGACGCAGCAGGAGTTGGTGAAGATGGTTTTGGTGCCGACGCAGCAGGAGTTGGTGAAGATGGTTTTGGTGCCGCTGGTCTATTAGAACCACCAGAACCACCAGAACCACCAGATGCTGTTTCTGCTTTTGCTTTTAGTGCTGCCCTTCCACGAGCAACTACATCTGCAGCGGTATATGAGTCACCAACAGCTGCGTTACCACCACCAGCCCTAAACTCAGCATTTTGTTTATCTCCTAGATTTTTGCTGTTATATTCAAAAGGTTTTGGTTTTTGTACTGGTGGTTTTTGTACTGCTGCTGTTGGTGTACCAAATGCGTTTCTGTATGCAGCAATATCATCTGCTCTATTTTGTGTTCTTTGACTTTGTTGTCTAGCAGAAGCAGCTGTTTGTTCTGCTCTTTTTTTATCACCAATTTGTTGAGACTTTTGCATATATTTTTTTGCCCTAGCACTGTCACCAGAAGCCGCAAGTGCTCGTGACCATCCAGCATACCCACCCATTGAGGCAAAGTCATCTCTAGCTTGTTGTAATTGTTGAACCATTTGTACTTTATCAGCACTATAAGGTCCTTCATTCAATAACTGCTCTTCATCATAAACACTTAAATATAACTCGTTCAATGCGTCTAAATCTTTTTTATTCATCTTCTTAGGAGCAGTAAAAAGTACTTTTCTATATTTATTTAGTGTTTTTTAATATCAATCAATAAACTGTTTCCAGTACTCATAAGAACTCATCTCTTCTCCCATACCTCTTCTTGCTCTTTGTCTTCTTCTTTGTGTTTCTTTAGTTGATTTTGATGGATTTGTGTTTGCTCTTATTCCTATATTAGTATCTCCTGGTTTATTTTCCTTACCAACTCTTTTTGGAACTATATCTCCAACTTTTCCTTTTCCTTTTGGTTTTCTTGTAGAAGGTCTTGATTGATATGCTATAACTTTAGCCTGTGGAGCAGCAGCACTTGCGGCAGCAGCCATAGCTCTTGTATTACCAAGGTGATCATCAGTTGTAATTAGTTTTTTATCACTTGGGTCTACAATTTTTGAAACTAATTTACCCTTTTTTTCAGGACCAGAAAGACCTCTGTTTGATCCTTTATTCATTCCACCAGTAAAATGAACATCTGCTCTTTTTAAACCTCTCACCCCAATTCTATCTCTCAAATCTCTCACAAATGATCCTGGGTCATCCATAGGAGTGCTAGGTTTATTGCTTCCAAATGGAGATCCTCCACGAGCAGTAACAACAGATTTTTTTGCGGGTCTTCTTGGACTATCTCCCATTCCAGCTACTTTTGTTTTTTTAGTAGTATCTTTAAACTTTTTAGAACTTCTAAATTCATTAAATCCATATTCATGTTTGAGTTCAAGTGGGGTATGGGCAAATTCACTGGGGGTCATTGCTTTAACGTGTTTATAAGAACTTGAGTTCTTTTTGTATAAATCAATTTTAGCAGCATCTGGATGTCTTTGGTCTGCGACATTATCATCCACATCGTGTATAACGTGTGTTGTACTTACTCTGGGAATTGGATTTCCTTTAGCATCATATCCCTTTCTTCCAGCATTTGCTGCTCTTCTTTCAGTTCTTGAACGTCTTGCTTCTTCAATATACTCTTCAAGGATAACTGCCAGAAATTCACTACTCATATGTTCAAATATATTTTCCGCAGTCTCATAATCTTCTGCGAATTCACTATCAACCAAAGTTTCAATTACATAATCATAAATGTTTTCTGTTTCTTCTTTTTGTGCCGCATAATAAGCACCAAGTGCTCTCTTAATTCTTTGCTTCTTACTATCATCCTTAAAAGTTTTGCTCTTTGAATGAAAGAAATCACTGATTGTCGCACCAGCATCAGCACCTACATCAATTGATTCATTCTGTCTCTTGTGCTTCCAAGAACCTTCCCAATAAGTATCCCAACTCTTCTTATCTGCCTTTGCTTGCTCTGGTGAAGATGGCGTGAAGGTCGCACTATTCTTACGAACTGAACCAAGTGGTTTTCTTTTCTTAGGTCCAGATGCTGCTGCTTTCGCAGCCATTTTTTGAAGTTCTGAGTCAGTTCCAGTTCTCTTCTTATCACCAACTGTTTTAGTTACGGGGTCCCAATGTGCTTCACCAAGTTCTACTTCTTCTTTCTTTAAAAATCCAGGAAGTTGTGGTCCTGCTTTCTTTGCTCTTTCTTTTCTTCTACGAGTAATTTCAGCATCTGCCTTATTCGCAAATTCTGGTTGTCCCGCAACATCTGGATGCTCTGCTGCAACACCTTCACTATAAATTCTTTTAAACTTAAAAGTTCCAGACATATGAGTAAGCAATACCTTCTTTTTATTTATAAAAAAAAGAGGGGTCGAAACCCCCTCACATCATAGTTGAAATCCAGCAAATGTATCTTTTTCTACATCTTGTTTAATCCCACCAACCACATAACTCTCAACTTCCGTTTCTTGTGGTGCTACTTGAAGTCCTTTGGAACTAATCCAATGCTCCGTCCAAGGAAGTGGATTGTTTTTAGCAGCAATATCATAAATTGGTTTAATACCAATAGACTTCATACGACGATTCGCAATCCATTCAACATAACTCCAAAGAAGTTTATCGTTCAATCCAATCATTGAACCATCCTTAAACAAATATTCTGCCCACCTCTTTTCCTCATTCACACAATTCTCAAAGGCACCTTTTACCCATTCCTCTTCTTCCTTAGCAATTTGTTGCATTTCTGGATCATCTCCTTCACGCCATTTATTGAGGATGTTTTGAGTAATAACAAGGTGCTGATTTTCGTCTCTTGCGATGAGAGAGATAATTTTAGCGGATCCTTCCATAAGTTTGAGTTCACCAAACGCAAACGAGCAAGCGAAAGAGACATAGAATCTGATACCTTCGAGAATATTGACATTTGCTACTGCACGATAGAGTTTTCTTTTGAGTTCATATCTTTCATCCTTTGCAGTTCCAGCACCTTCTTGTGCATGAACCCAAAGATTTGAGTTTCCATAATGTTGTGCGGAATTAATAAAGTCATCATAAGCACCAGTTACTGATGATGCCCGTTCAAGAATTTTTTCATTACTCAAAATAGAATCAAAGACTTCTGTGGGATCAGAGTAAACATTCTTAATAATGTATGTATAGGAACGACTATGAATCATTTCCATAAATTCCCAAACCTTCATACACGCTTCCAATTCTGGAAGAGAACAATAAGGTGTAAAAGCCATTCCAGGTCCACGACCCTGAACTGAATCCAAAAGAATTTGATACTTCAAATTAGAAGTGAAGATGTGCTTTTGTTCTGGTCGAAGAGTTTGATAATCTGCACGATCTTTCTGTAAAGAAACTTCTTCTGGTCTCCAGAAATATCCCAACTGCTGTTGAGTCAGTTTATCAAAGACAGGATACTTATATGAATCATATCTTTGAACTCCAAGAGGAGCACCAAAAAACATAGGTTGCTTTTTGGCATCTATCTCTTGAGTATTAAATACGGTCATTCCTTCGATCATTTTTTCTTTCTCTGTATTAACTCTAAATTTTACAGGATTCACAATCTTCTTCTCCACCTTCTAAAAGTTCTTTAACTAAATCATCAATACTTACTTTATCTTCCTTAACTTCATCAGTCTTATTGTCATATGTATTTTGATAATATGCCGTCTTATGTCCCAGTTTAAAACAAGTAAGCATATCTTGTGCCATTACGCTAACAGGAACTTCATTATTGGCATAATTCTCTGGATTATACGACCAGTTTCCAGAAATTGCTTGATCAAAGAACTTCTGCATAACTGCAACAATATTAATATACCCACGATTGCTAGGCATATCCCAAAGCAACGTATAGTTGTTTTTAAGATGTTGATACTGTGGAACAATCTGTTTGAGAGGTCCTTTTTTAGATTTCTTAATTGATAAGAATCCACGAGGAGGTTCAATTCCATTAGTTGCATTTGAAACTACAGAACTTGATTCTGATGGCATTTGTGCTGTAAGAGTAGAGTGTCTCAATCCAAACTCTTTAATTGACTGTCTTAGTGCTTCCCAATCGTGCTGAAGAGGAACAGAAGACACTTCATCTACATCTTTCTTGTAAGTATCAATAGGAAGAATACCTTGTGAATATTTAGTACGATTGAAATATTCACAAGCACCCTTTTCTTTAGCAACTTCATTTGATGCTTTAAGAAGGAAATATTGGAATGATTCAGACAATTGATGAACTGCATCCCAAGATTCTTGAGTATCATAATTAAACCCAAGTTTGGCAAGATAATGTGCTAAACCAATGTAACCAACACCTAAAGACCTACGTGCTTTAGTTCCAATCTCTGCAGCAACTACAGGATAGTTTTGATAGTCAATCAATTCTTCCAAACCACGAACAGAAAGATTGCAAAGATCCTCAAACTCTTCATCTGATTTTACTTTACCGACATTAATAGCAGAAAGAATGCAAAGTGCAATCTCACCATTAGGGTCATCAATATGTTGAAGTGGAACTGTAGGAAGTGTTATCTCCTGGCACAAATTACTCATTTCCACCTTATCCAAGAAAGAAGAGTGTGAGTTGCAGTGGTCAATATTCATAATGTAAATACGACCAGTTTCTGCTCTTTCTTTTAGAAGGTCCAAAAAGAGTTCTTGAGCTCCGATAGTCTTTCTAGGAATAGATTCATTTCGTTCTGCAGCAACATAAAGATCGTCAAATCGATCAGTCCCAAAAGCAGCATAAAGACCAGGAACTGCGTGTGGAGAGAAAAGTGAGATTTCTTCGTTTTTAATAAATCGTCCATAGAACAGTTTAGAGATTTGGATACTGTAATCTAACTTACGAACACGATTATCCTCCGTACCCTTGTTGTTTTTTAAGACTAGAATGTCTTCGATTTCTTGATGCCAGATAGGAAAGTGGACTGTAGCAGAACCACCTCTGATGCCGTTTTGTGTGCAACATCGCACAGTTGCTTCAAACTTTTTAAGGAAGGGGACCACACCTGTGTGTTGTACCTCTCCACCTCTGATTTTAGCGTTGATGCCACGGATGCGACCTGCGTTGATGCCGATGCCTGCCCTTTGAGCAACATACCTCCCAATAGCCATATCACTACTGAAGATGCTATCCAAGGTGTCATCAACATCAACAAGAACACAACTAGCAAACTGCCTGAGAGGTGTTCTAACTCCTGCCATAATGGGAGTTGGGATGTTGATTTTGTGTTTTGAGATTGCGTCATAATACCTCTTCACATATGAGAGACGTGTTTCTTTTGGATATCTAGCAAAAATAGTAGCAGCAATCATCATATACATGAACTGTGGAGTTTCATATACTTGACCACTACTGCGATCTTGAACCAAATACTTATCAACTACTTGACGAAGACCAGCATAGGTGAAAAGATAATCTCTACTATGCTTGATATAACTACCAAGTCTATCAAGTTCTTCTTTCGTATAATTGGTCAAAATTTCTGGATCATAAACTCCAACATCTACACAACTATTAATGTGTTCGACAAAATCAGGATGATCTTGAACTCTTCCGTACAAAGATTTTCTTACAGAAAACAGAAGTAGTCTTGCTGCAACAAACTGATAATTTGGATTATCCAAATCAATTAAATCAGAAGCAGAACGAATTAAAATCTCCTGAATTTCTGCTGTGGTGATTCCATCATAAAATTGAATACCAGATTGCATCTCTACCTGTGATGCAGAAACACCAGAGAGGTCTCTACATGCCTCCTCAACCATCAAGTGAAGTTTATTTAGATCAAGAGGTTCATTATCACCACTTCTCTTAACTACTTTTGTGCCGTTGCTCATACTCGTTTCCATCCAATAAGTTTTGCTTTTGCTTCTAGTCCCATATAAGTATTTTCCTTGATGATTTTTGGAGCATCAATTCCTGATAGGATCATATCATTAATATCCTTTTCTTTCAAGTCATTTGGCCAAATGACAATTGGAAATCGCATTTGTATTGCTTTTTCCATTCTATCAACAATTTGTTTATTCCGTTTTTCATTATCATATACCATTACAAAATCTGTTCCAAAGTTAGAAACAAAAAACATTTTGTCAATGTCTGCACCAACCATAGCAATTGAATTATCTAAAAACATACTATCAAATGGTCCTTCAACAACATAAACAGTTTTATCGTAATCTGGTTTATCCAAATTGTAAATTTTTGGAGGTACATCATCAAGAATAATTGTAATGTATTTTACCTTTGAATTTTTATTTAAACTACGACCTTGAAATCCAAATATTTCTCCTTTATTGATTAAAGGAATAATGATTCGTGGTTCGTCCTTTTCTACTTTATCAAAGGTGTGTTTTTGAGTATTCGTCCATTCTTTAAACTTCTCACAGAAATACAATTCACGCAGATAGTTGTTGGGTATCTTTCTATCTTCTAGGTATTTTCTTGCGGAGTGTTCTTTATTTAGTTCTGCGATAGTAGGCAGGTCAAATGCCTTTTTTGAAAAGTTTGGTTTCTCAAAATTAAACTCTGGGTTCTTTGTTTGAGACCTTTTTCCAGTAGTTCCCTCTTTATATCTCTCCATTACATACTGGTCGTAAAGAACAGTATCCATATCTTTCAAAAAGTTCGTAAATGTTCTAGAAGTCCCACAATTATGACATTTAAAATTGTGATCATTCTTTAATTGGTAAATATATCCTCTCGTTTTACTTTTTGTCCTTTGACTATCACCACAGTAAGGACACCGAAAGTTATAAAGACCTTCTTTCTTCTTAGCAAACTTATCCAGTCGGGAAGAAACCAACCCGATGTATTTGGAATCAACAAAACTCATTGCAAAAGAATACTATTTCAGTCTCTCTATTCTACCGTTGTCTTGTGCTGGTGTCAAGATTTTTCCAAAGAAATCTGCGTTTCTAACTACAAATGATAAGCAAAATACTATTCCAATACCTATCCAAACTTTCTTTTCTAATCCTTGCAACTTTGCCAATACCGCAGTATGGTCTTTATCCATTTTATCCTTTAACTGATCTATCTTAGAAAAGAGTACATCTTCCATCTTTTCCCCATTATTAATCTTTTCTTCATGAACTATAAGCATTTTAGTTACATTTGCATTTACTTCACTTATCTTTTCAATCGCACTCTCAATACGTTGCATCAATTGCTCACTTGTATGGATTTTCTCCTCAAGGATTGCAACCTTTGTTTCTATTGTTTGAGGGGGACTATACATTGGATTGATTATGGTTGTGGGTTTCTTCGTTGTAACCAATTTTTGCGGAATCCCGCTCCATATATGTATTTATTCTTCTTTCTTACTGGGGGATTATCTGGTGGAAGACCCGCTATATTTATTTGACCTGGTGGATTTGTGGAATTCGTAGGAGCAGCAGATACTGACATTCCATCTTCAACAATATAATGCCTTACAATTGAAATAATTCTGTCTAGGGTAGATTCTTTCATTAGATTAAATTAAGTTGTTCTAAACATTCTATATCAATTGGAATATTATGAATTTTGGTTTTTGGAACTTCCGGCAATCTTCCAAGATAAACTACAAAAGTTTTTACAATACTCCAAAATTCACCATCTATTTTATAAAACAATAAAGGTGTTGCTGCATCACCAAAAACATTATAAAGAATAATAAAATGATTAATCAAAAGGTGAGCGTTTAGCTCACCCGTTGTTTTATGTCTTTTCAATAATCTTTTTATCCACTTGAATCTTTTTAGGTCCTCATAAAAATCATCTTTGGTTGCAGCCTGTGGATTATCATAATGTTTAATAGCAAACATCAAATAATTATCTTCATTCAACTCATCAAATCTCATATTATATTTTAGCTAACCGTTAATGTAGTAGTTCCAAGACCAACACCAGAAGTTGTTCCGGCACCAGCAACGTTGCGAATAATGTTTACAAATTGTTGTGAGAAAGAACTAATTACACCAACACCATTAGAACCATCGGTAATAAGACCAATAAATCCTCTACTTGCATCAATAAACAATTTCGTAGCAACAGTTCTTGTGCTAAATGTAACAGCAGTTCCAATACCAATCACAGATCCAACTGTAGATGCGGTTCCAATTGTAACAAAGGTATCACCAACAGAAACTACAGGTTTTGTTGTGATTGCAGTTCCCACAGTAATTGAACTTCCTGCCGAAACACCAGTCAAACTACCAACATAAATTACAGTAGAACCAAGAGCAACTGTAGTATTAATAGTAGTGCTCAAGAATGAAACATTTGTAGTAAGACCAACACTTGGAGATGTAAATGCAAATGCTACTCTGTTTGTAATTTGACCGTTATACCCAGTAAATATCCCTGGTGAACCATGAGTAGCAGCAGTTCCAGCCCAAGCATATTGAGTAGCATTTGGACTTATTGATGCTGCCGTTGCAACAATTCTCGTTGTCTCAATTCCAGATACACCGTTTGCATCAAAGGCACGAATACTAACAGTTGCTCCAGCACTTGCGAAAACAAGTTCATTAAAAACAACATGAACATAACCAGTAGTATTTGTAGCAATACCAGTAGTTGCTCCACCACCAACAGAAATTGGTGATGCTAAATTTGGATCTTCAAAGAACACTGCAACTGGACCAGCAGTTCCAATACCAGCAAATTGGCTACTAATACCAGTATTAGTAGAGTTTAAATCAGGAACTGTAACCAATACCTCATCAAAATAACGAGTAGAAATTCCAGAATTTTCTCTAGTCTTATATCTTCTTTGAATCCAACCACGAACATCTGCGAAAGTATTCCAAGGGCTCGTGTTGCGATCCAGTTCATTTTGAAATTTCGGAATAGCGTAATTGTTTGCCGCAGTTTCCGAAGATGTTGAAATACCCCAAAGTGCCATGTGTTTTCTCTCTAGTTTTTTTTCCTAAAATTATTTATAAAAATAGGGGAGCAACAAACTCCCCAAAATTATAATCTATCTATATGCTCAAGGAGTAATGTCCTTTGCACCTTTTGCTTTTAAAGCATTTTGTGCTTGAATAAGAATAAGTGAAAGAATACCATTTGCCTTGACCTTTGGATTTGCTCCAAGTGCTTCAGAAACTGCAAAAAGAACAGTTGCGATAAGTGCTTGATTAGCAGTTGCCCAAGCGATGATTGCTGCGATTGACATAATGACCTCGTGTAAATGTTCCTGTATTATTTATCAACAATTCCATTTTCTTAACGAAAGTGCTTTTCTTGTTGGTCTTCCCTTTTCATCTTTCATAGGACCAGGCATCCCACCCATACGAGCACAGAAAGACTTTCTGCGTTTTGCTGCTTTACTACCTTTTTTAAGTTTTGATGGTGGAGTAGTCACAGCAAGAGAGAGTTTTGAACCTGGATTTTCTCTACGATAAGACGCAATCCCCTTTTTGTTTAAACCACCCTCGGGGTTCTTCCCCTCCTTACGTTGCCAAGCAGCACTTTCCTCTCCAATAATTCCCGAATTCAATTGAAAGTTCTTTTTCTTTTTTGCGTCTATTGCTTTTTTAATAATCATCATCGCAAGAACTTTTTTCTTATCATCCTCACATCCACATTCTTCTGTTACATCTTTGTTCTTTTTCTTTTTCTTTTTCTTTGGTTTTTCAACATCGGCATTCACTTGTTTCATTAGTTTCAAAACACCAGCAGTTCTATTTCTTCTTTCACTTGGAGAAAGAGATGAAAAAGGTTCACGAGAATGCTGACGGAAAGTTTCATATTCATCATCATATCCTTCCGAAACAGGTTCAGTTTCACCAGACATATAATCAGCAACAGTATCAATATGATCTGCTGCTTTTGAGATTTTAGATTGAACCCAAGCAGGAAGTTGTTGATTTGGAGATTTTATTTTTTTACGAAGAGTTTTGACTGCTCTTTCCATCGTAGCAAGTTCATTATGAGCCATTCCACCTTCTTGGTCCTTTTCCTCTTTCATATTTGGATTGAGTTCAACTTTATTTTTACCACGCATTACATCAATAATTTTTTTCCTTTTTGCTTCTTTATCTTCAACTTCAGCAACAAATTCTTCCCTTGAAAAAATTTTACCCACATTAGATAATGCCTTAGTATAAGCAGTTGCTGATGAATCATTAGAACTAATTGGTTCTTCACTACTACTTGAAGAACTTTGAGAGTTTGAACTATTGTCCCCATCACCCAATTTATTCTTAACTGTTTTTTTAATTACATTAGATACTTTAGACCCAAGACCAGTTTCCCCAGCAGCTGCTGCTCTTCCTGCCCCAGAGGCAACAGATGCGGCCTCAGCAGCACCACCCGCTTCCAATGCAGCAAGAAGTGCTGGTAGGAACTCATGTAGATTTTCTATAGAGTTGTTTTCTGAAAGTAGTTCTTCTCTCCAATCAAAATATTTTTCTTTGATCGTTGGTGGTTTGGGTGGTTTAGGTGCCTTGAATGGTATAGGAGAAGAACGTTTTCCTTCGATTTCTGATGCTTCTTTCTTTGCCTTGTGTCTTGCTATACCATAATGAATTCCTGCTTTCGCAACTCCACCAAAAAGAGACCCCACATTTCCAATTGCCTTTGTATAAGCAGTCGCATCACTATCTTTATATGATATTGATTGTGGTTTACTAATACTAGAAAGAGCAGCACTCGCAGCTTTTCTTGGTTTATTTTTAATATTCTCTAATTCCTGCTTTTTCTTTTCCTCAGCATTTTTCGCAGCTTGTCCTATAACCCACTTGGAATGTGCATCTTTTCTTTCATTTTCTTTTTCTCTTGTATCTTGTCGTCTTTCTCTTACTTTTACATCTCTTTCTCTTAATTTTAACTCGTCTGGAGTTAATCTACTCTTTCTTTTTTTCTGTTCTTTTGCTGAAACCTCACGATTCTTTTTGTGTATGGCGTAAGTCCTTACTAATCTACCTGCCCTTTCTGGACCTGTTTCTTCTCCATCATCATCATATCCTGGAGCAATATATGTTTTATTAGATTGTCTAAATTGATTGGCTTTATTTCTATTTTTTTGATTTGGAGTTTTACCACTTCCTGGTAATTTTTCAGTTGGTTCATAATATCTTTCATAAACATCACAAAATTCATCCAAAGTATAATCTTTGTTTCTATCTCTTGCCTCAGCAATAATTTCGTTCCAAGGTCTCATTTTGCTTAGATACTTCTTTTCTTACTTGTATTTATCTTATTCGTAAAGTTCACGAACGTCTTTCAACCAACTCTTAAACATCACACCTTCTTTCGTTACACAAATTAAATGATTTGCTCCTCTACGAAGAATTCTTCCAACCAATCCACTATTTAAATTTTCTACCAAAGCACCAACATCAAATAATCCATTCTTCTTATAATTCCATCTCATTCCTTCATAATCCAATTCTGGAGCAATCTTCCAAATCTCAGTATCTTCACTTACTTTCATCGAACGAGAAACAGTATTAAACATTTCATGTTTCTCGACTGTATCCATATTTGCTGGAAGACCAGTAGCAAATCTTTCATAATCTCCCATTGCTGCTGCCGTTCTCATCATCGCAGAAGAACCAGGACTTTCAACATCACTATCGGGGTCTTTTACACCAGATGGTACTACTTCAATATTATTAAACTGATATTGTTGTCCGTCTCCTTTGTGAACTAAACTTTGGAATTCTCCAAGTCTGTCTTGTCCCGTTACAATAACAACATCAGTATAACCATCATTATATACAGAACCCAAAACATCAAAAATAGTTTTTGTTTTATCACTATCTACAATATATTCCGCATACTCTGGGAACATAGATTGTAGATAAGAAATCTTTAATCCTGGATTGAGTGGATTTGTTGCTCCATCTTCAATACGACTTGGATAAACTCTAAACTCAAATTTTCTTCGAGTTGCTTGTGAATATCCTGCCTTTAATAATGCTCCGTGATTTTTAGATGGAGGATTAAATCTTCCAATCACAATCGCAACACCATTAACCTGCTCTGCTTCTGGTTGCTGTTGCTGTGCTGCTTGTTGTTGTGGTGCTGCCTTTTGTTGCTGTTGTGCTCCTGCTTGTTTCTTTTCTCCTTGTTGCTGTTGAGCATCAGCACCACCTTGACCGAAATACTTTAACTTTCCACCTACAGTTTTTGCTACAAGATTTCCTTGATTATCATACCAATCACCGTGACCATCTCCTTTAAGTCCGCGATTCTTTGCCTCAGTAGACGCAAGTGTTTCTACTGCTTCTTTAATAAATCTAGCAAAACTTTTCATTTATATGGTATTTTTAGTTATTTATTCACTAGAAACTGCTATAAAGTAATCTTAAATCATTAGCATCATCTAATGAAAAATTACTTCTCGCAACACCATCACTTTTTAATGTTAATGTTGGTCTAAATGTTCCATTACTAACACTCGACTTTCCCCTAATTACCAAACTAGCAGAAGATGGAGCAAATCTTGGAATATCAATTGGAAGTTTTGAATTCAAACCCATTTTATCACTACCAAGAATATAAAATCCTTCATTTTTTATCTGTATATAATTAATACCCTTACTATTATAATAAAATATAATTTTAGAAACGATGTCTGGTCCAGATGCTATCGTTGTTTGTGGAAATGGATTTGAACTTCCAGTTTTTTCAGTTAAAAGTTTTTCATAATATAAAACTTTAGCAAGATTTTCATTATTCACAATTTGTTGTAACTCAGTCGCAGACAACTTATTTCCTGGTAATCCCCAAGCTTGTTGTATTTTTCTATCTACATCATATTGCGAATAGAGATAATTATACAAACTAACTATTGATTGTGGTTCTGTTCCATCAAATTTTGCCACCCAAGAAGTTCCATTAAAAGTTATTGCCTTCTGTCCAAAGTCAGACTGTGTGGTTGTTTTTGCTTCAACCAAAAGTGCCTGCCCTGGATTAGTAGCAGAAGGTATAGTTAGGTCTGGACCACTTCCAAATCCAGCATTTTTTGGAATATTTTTAAAAACTGATTTTAATTTATTCCTAAGGGTAATCTCATATTGTTTTCCTGCTAGTGCTGGATTGGCCATATAAAAATTCCCCCTTTCTTGTATTTAGAAAGAGGGGATATATTTTTTACAAATTTTTTATCTTTTTCTTAACCGATTCTGGGGTTGCTTTTACACGATACTTAACTTCATCTCTTCTGGAAAGTTCTGTAAGAATTTCAGCAGAAATATCCCATAGTTCTGAAGAATGTCTATGATTATAAGGCCAAGATGTTTCAGTCATCAAATGTCTCCTACCTCACGATTTTCACTATAGTATGCGTCAAAAAATCCTTCGGGATAACGTTTCATTAGTTTATTAATATTCGTTTGAATGACTTCATCAAAAGAAACTTCAAGGGCAATGCAAGCCTGGGCAACATACCACATTGTATCACCAAGTTCTTTAATCAGGTGAGTGCGGGTCTCATCATTCCAAGGTTTTCCTTGAAATAGCATCTTCTTTACAATTTCTAAAAACTCACCACCTTCGGCATTAATTCCAACACCAGCAGTCAATAGTCGTTCAATATTAGCACCTTTCTCATCAAGTTCTACCATACGGTCAGAAAGAGCAAGAAAATCTTTAGATGCGTCACTCGTAACAGCATCTACAAAGTTTTGATATTTACCAAAATCAATTCGTTGAGTCATATTAGTTAAAATTTAAATCCAGAGAATTTGTCTGTTTTTTTGTTTTCTTCATAAGTATACTCTTCCTCTTGTCCAGAGTCAAGTATATCTTTTTGAGCACTTTGTTCTACATCATAAAGACGCATTTTTGCTCTATCAATTCCAACTACAAATCTTTTATTCATTGTTGGGTCATTATATCTATTCTTCAATTGTTTTACCATAATCTGTCCTAGTCCTTCCAACTCTTCTGTGCTAATAAGGGCAAACATAAGATCAGCAGTAGCAGGAAGACCAAAGGATTCACTAGTATCAGTAAGGTCAGGATCAGAGCTAGAAAAACCACTACGAGTAGTCTGGGTAGCGGAAACAATTGGAACATTTGATTCAACTGCGAGACCACGGAGTTCTTCCGCAATTGCTTTAACATAAGAGTAAGAATTGACTGAAAAATTACTCTTATACCTTGAGGACCCACAAATATTAAGGTAGTCAATAAAAATAATATCAGGTTTAAATGATTTCTTAAGAGAGAGTTCATTTAGAAGTGCTCTGAAATGTCCTGCGTGTGCGGAAGCAGTTGGATACTCTTTGATAATCAAAGTTCCTTGTGTCTTCTTCGCAATATTATTTACTTTCGTATCAAACATCATTTTTGGTAATGTTTCGATATCTTTAATATTTACATTCAAAAGGTTTGCGTCAATTCGTTCAGCAATTTTCTCTTCTGCCATTTCAAGCGTAATGTAGAGAACATTCCTTCCTTGGAGAAGAACTGATGCTGCTACGTGACACATAAACAAACTTTTCCCAACTCCAGTTCCAGCTAAGGCAATATTGAGGGTCTTATTAGGAATACCCCCTTTGGTAATTTTGTTAAAATATTCCAAATCAAATGGGATTTTATCTTCTTTTCTGTGATAAGAGTCATATCTTTCTTGGTAATCTTTTAGGTAATCGTGTCCAATGTGGCTATCAAATCCAATAGCAAGTGCTTCTTGTAAAATTGTTGGAATAGAATCTCTAGATTTCTTTTCATCTTGTCCATCAGCAATTTTAATACTTTCCATAAGAGCAAGATAAATTGCTCGGTCTTTACACCACTTTTCAGTAGTATCTATCAACCATTGCTTATCTGCTGGGTCATCATTAAGATTGGAAATATAATCACAAATAATTTTGTAAGTATCTTCTGTAATATCAGTTCTTTTTTCTGTTTCAATCAAAAGAACTTCCTTTGTTGCTAGTTGTTCATAAGCAACAATAAATTTACAAATCTCTTCAAAAACTACTTTCTCGTGAAGATTTTCAAAATATTCATTTTTAATAAAAGGTAATACTTTTCTACAATAATCATTATTGAAAAGTAAATTACGAAGAATTGTAGTTTCGACTTTTTCCATTACTCCTCTAACTATGGATTTCGTTTGTGGTGAGGAGCATCGAATACAAAAGTAATTCTAACCTCATCACCAATATTTTCAGCACTATGGGGAAGTTTATTGTTAAACCAAAAAAAAGTTCCTGGTTCAACAATCATAGTTTCGTCCCCAACAGTATACTTGTATTTTCCCTGAATGGAAAGGTGGTATCTATCCTTTGTAAGATAATAAGTCCCCTCGTCAATATGAGTTCCAACAATCTCACCAACAGGCAAAGAAAGAAAAGCACAACGACGTATTTTCTTAAAATATGTCTTTAAGAATTTTAGAACTTCTGTGTGTTTTTCGTATGCTGGTGTTTGAATACAAATTTCAGTATCACCAACATATTGTCCTTCTTTTTCTATTCCACCCATTATTAATTGAAGAACATCAACCGTAAAAATATATTTTGTCGGGTCAAGTTGTTCTATCTTTTTATCTTTGATATTTTTTTGCGAACCCCAGTCCTCTGGATATTGTTTTATTTGTTCTAATATTTTAAACACATCAATTCCAGTTTTTATAACTCGAATGTTTTTCATTTATAATGTAGATAAGTATGAAGCAAATATTTGGGATTACTTACAGGTGGTTCTGCTTTATGTGGAAACATCCAGAATGGAGGAAACATTACAAGTGTTCCCTGTTTTGGAATAACTGAAACATCTTTAAATCTTGTTTCTCCACCAGTTTCAACATCATTCAAATACCAAAAGAAAGATAAAAATCTTCTTGCTGTTGCGTGATTGACTACATCAACGTGTGTATCAAATTTATCTACACCATCGTTATTATATCTTTTAATTCTAAACTGCTCAAATGCGTGAGTTTCAGGGAAGACACGAGCATCAGCAAATTCATAATACTTATTCTTATATTCAAACGTTTTATGAATTAGATAGTTATGAACGTTTTCTACTTCTTCATTTAACTTACAATTTTCTGTAAGATTAAATTGAGTGAATTTTTGTTTTCCATTATTATCAATTTCTTCATACCTGTCTGGAACTTGTTCGAATAAACTAATAAGAAACTCACAAACATTAGGTTCTATTGAATTTTCATAAATGTGAATAAAATCATTTAACTCATCCATAACTAAACTCTTTTCTTGCTATTTCATCAAGTGCTTGCATTACTTCTGGAGTAAAATACTTTTCTGGATTTTTCAGTATTTCTTTTGCGTAAAGTTTTTTACCGTCCATTTCGTACCTACCCGCAACATTCTTCCACAATCCACCCATTTCTCCAAGTTCAAGCAAACCATAATACCTATCAAGACCACGTTCATCATAGAACAAACGAATTTCAACCTCTTGATTTTCTTTACTTAAACGTGACTTAGCAGTCTTTGCCTTGATAATGTTTCCAATGACTTCTGTTCCATCTTTCTCCTTTTTCTTTGAGAGATGAATGATGGTAGAAGCAGCATACTTAAGACCACTACCACCTCCCATCTCTTTAGTAGGAACGTAAGCACCGATAACATCGTAGGTATGATTTGTTACAATCATTGGAATATTTGCTTGACCAAGTTTCAAAGTAATCATACGGAATGCACCCTTGATCAGTTGGGATTTAGTCATGTCCCTAACTTCCTTATCGTTTAGGGCATCATTAATTTCCTTACTAGTGGAAAGCATTCCCAGAGAGTCTAACACAAACATACAAGGGTTACGTTCTGCTTCCGGTTTTTTCAAATAAAGGTCAACTGCTTTCAGTGCCTTACCACGAAACTCTTCAACTGTGACCACATTGACCACCACGACTCTAGTTGTGTCGATGCCTCTGCTTTCCAATAAGGATCTGGTGATTGCAGCTTCAGTATCAAAATACAAGCAGTATCCAGTAGGATTATTATCAAGGAAATTTTTGACCACTGCCAAACTAAAGAAAGTTTTTCCTGTAGAACTTTCACCTGCGATTGCAGTAATTTTGTTACCAGATACACCACCAAAGATACTCCCAGACACAAGAGCATTAAATATGTACGAACCCGTATCCACATAAGTTTCAGTCTCGTCAATATCTGCTGCAAGTTGTGTGTATTCTCCACCAATCTCTTTTACAATGTCTTTAAGAAAATCCATAGTTATTTACCTTTTTGATATTTGTAATTGAACCAATAGGCCCAAAGTTTATTATATAACTGTTTATTGCCTTTAACAGATTCTATAATATATTTACATTCTTCTTCTGTAATTGGAAGTTCCATTATCCAAAAAATGATTCAAGGTTTACTGTTTTTTCTACTTTCCAGTTAATTGCATCCAAAATTACTTTCATTGGTTCCAAAAATGCTTTACTGAATTGTAAGTCATAATCAATATATTTGTCTAGTCCAAATTCTTTTGGGAATTCTTGAATATAAGAAATAACATTCTCACGAATTGGATTTGGAAGTTTTAAATAGCAAAATTTAATCTTCTCACCATTTTGAATCTTTGCATATTTCTTATCCAATTTCTTTTCTTTAATTAGATGATTATAAAGAATTGCTCCTCTTGCGTGAATAGGAGTTCCCTTACAATAAAGAGTTGATGAAGATTTATGTTTATCTACGTCATTAATTGAACGTGGAAATGAAATTTCTTCTGGGGGAAGTTCATTAAATGCTTTACGAAAATTATCTATAAAAGAAATCATTTCGTCTTCTGTTTTAGTCATTACAATTTTAAGAGCATCCTTAATCTTTTGACGACAAGGAGCAGGAGTAGAAGATTTGACTGCTTCCAATCCCATAATTTTTAATTTAGGTTCATCATACCTAACACCCTCACTATCCCAAACATTCAGAATGTATCGTTTTTTGGCAGTCCAGATTCCACGGTCGGCAATATTCTCCCGTTTCATCTGCATCTTCTGGTCGTATGCATTTACATAGTCTGCCAGTTCTTGGTAAGAACTCTCAATATATTTTTCAAATTCCACCTCACAGACCTTATCAAGGAACCCAACAATTTCTTTAGTAGTTTTTTCTCTTCCTTTGTATACAGTCTCGACAAAAGGACCCATATTAAGGTAGATAGAATCAGTATCTGAAGCAATAACATAATCAACATCATTTGTTTTAAGAATTTTGTTTAGGTATGAATTCATTTTACATTCAATCCAACGAATGGAAACTTGTCCCGACATTGTGATTGCTTCAGCATTTGCTAATTTATAATACCTAAAATACTGATTTCCAATAGCACCATAAGCACTGTTAAGAGAAATCTTTTTTGCCATTTGGATGTTATTGCATCTTGCAATCTCTTTTTCCAATTCTTTTGTCTTGGTCTTTTCATATTGCTGTTTTGCAATCAACATCTTTTTCTTAAAGATTACACGGTCATTATACATTTTCTCCATTAGTTCTGGAAGAAAACCACGAACATCCTTACGATACATTGCACCATTTGGACACATCGCATAGTCTTTATAATCATCAAAATTAACTTGACGATTCAATATCTTCTCAACAGTTGCACTGGGATGTCTTTCTTCCAAGAGTGTCTCTGGTGAGATATTGTATTGCATAATGAGGTGAGGATAAAGAGAATTAAGGTCAAAAGATACAACCCAATCATACTTTCCAGGAATCGGTTCCTTGACATATGCCCCCGCAAATTTATCACTCTTTTCTGAACGGTCCTTAGGAGGAATAACAATATCCCTTTTCTTCAAGTAGTTATAAATGATTGCATCCCAAGTTCTTACCTGAAAGAACACATCATTAAAATTAACCTTAGCATCATAAGCCATCGTAAAACATAGTTCGATAAGTTTCATCTTATCTTCTAATTGGTCTACAAGTTCTACGTCTCGAATATTATAATCAATAAACTTCTGCCAATCTTTTGTATAAAAATCTTTAAAAGTCTCAAATTCAGAGTGGTCCAATTTCTTTTGACCTAGTTCCACATTCGCAATATGATCTAGACGATAAGATTCCTGTGCTTTATAAGTAAACTTCTTATAAAGGTCGAGATAATCAATCACAGAAACCCCAGCAACTTCATAAGAGATTTGTTCTCTTCCTTTAATTACAAGTTCTTTTCTGCGAATATTTCCCCAAGGAGAAAGACGACGTGCTTCCTTTTCACCGAGAATTCTATCAATTCTTCCAGCAATATAAGGAATATCATACAACTCACAGTTCCAACCTGTAATCACATCAGGAGTTTCCCTTTCCCAAAATGCGAGAAAGTGTTGAATCAAATCAATCTCATCCTTACACTCAACATACACAACATCCTTACGAGTATTAATATAAGGACGAGAAGCAAAGCAAATAATATGCTTTGTTGCGTAATTTTGTAATGTGATTGCTAGAAGTTCTTCGGCACAATCAAATACATTTGGAAATCCATTCTCAGAAGCAACCTCAATGTCAATTGTTACGAGACGAATTTTTTTAATATCAAACTTAATCTCATCTTCTGGATATGTTTGAGAAATATATTGTGCTTTGTAATTATCATTACCATAAACAGTAAATCCTTCTACATTTTCATATTTCTTCAAAAACTCCTTACAATCGGAAATCTTTCCAGGTTGAATTGGTTCAACACTTGACCCATCAAGAGTTTTATACTTACTTTGTTTTTTAGAAGTCACATAAAGAGTTGGTTGAAACTCCTCCTCCGACTGAAAATACCTACCGTCTTCATAACCACGAACCAACATTTTATTAAATTTTTCATAGACGTTGGTATAAAATCTCATTTTGTAAGTTTAGTATATTCATTAAGTAGTTCTTTTGTGGGTTCAACAAGAGTTAAAATCTTATCTGAACTCATCATAATTTCTTTGTCATTTGTAATTCTATTCAACCAAGGGGAAAGACTTCCGTCATCGGAAATCAAATATGGTTTTATTAACCTACAATTTGGTTCTCCAAAATCAACTAATACTTCTTGAATTTCAGTGATTAAATTCAACTGATTCATTAAGATTAGAACTTGAACTATCGGATCTGACATCATTGGTTCTTCCGATGGTTCCCCCATCATTTGGTCCACTGACATTGTGATTTCCTCTTCCATTCATTCTCTCCTCATAAGATTTTTTTAAAGTTGCTGCTGGTTCTACAATTGTAACCACCCAATCTGGGTTAATCGCAATATCAGTATCATCGGACAAAGGAACCCAAGGATATACTGAGATATTATATGCTCTTGTTTCTGGTTGCTCTGAATCTTCCATCAACACTTGTGGTTGAGTTAGTTTAACAACATAAGGATTAGAAAAAATATAAGAAACAATTTTATTTGTTTCTTCTGAGATTGCTTCTCTAATATCTGCGATTACATCTTCACCAGATTTTAATAATGCTAGTTTTACAGTCATTTTATTCCCATACCTGTTGTAATTTTACCAAAAAAATAGGGGAGTGTCAAACTGGATTTTGCCAGTTGCTCCCCTGCGACGACGATAGTCATCTATATTTATAATCCACCACTATCACCACTTGCTCCACCAGAACCAGTATCAGTTCCTTTAGAACACACTCTCTTCTTTAGTCTTTTATAGAAGACAGTATTCCCATAACATTTTTCTTTTGGATTATATGGTTGAGTTCCAAAATCACCCTTCACTTCCTGAATTATTTCCATGAACTCCCGAAATGACTTCATATACTTTTTTCTTTTGGTGCTCTGGAATAACTCTATTTAGTTTAACAGTAAGTAATCCATTTTCAAAAGAAACATCACCAACAACAACATCATCAGATAAAGTCCAAGTTCTAGTAAATGCCCTTTTTGCTAATCCTTTGTGTAGATATTCATCAGTAGAATCATCAATTTTTTTTGCTTCTACAAAAAGTTTATTCCACTCACTAGTAACTTCAATATCTTCTTTTTTATATCCAGCAAGTGCGACTTCTAATCTAAAATCAACACTATTTTCTTTAACCAAATTGTATGGTGGATAATTTGTGTGCGTCTCAAACGCAGTATCAAATCTTTTAAACCACTCATCCATTCCAATACTATTTTTTTGTATATCTAACAGATATTTTGCTGTTTCTGGTACAGTTAATGTAAATGTATTTGTTCCGAACATAATAGACCTCCTTAAAGCGTCTGTAAGTGTATAATGTCCCCGAAGGCAACATCATTAGTATATATCAAAGAACATAAAAAAAGGGAGTGTTGAACTCCCCACTTTCTTATTCGGTTTCTTCCTCAACACGTTTCTTTTTGGCACCAATATTGTACTTAGTCTCCAAAATCCAATCTGCTTTGTCCTTGTAAGCAAGAACTTTGATTTGATTTAATGGAGCAATATCAGTAATACTTTCTGGTTTGACGATTGTAATCAATCCCCAATCAGCAAGAAGTTGAATAATACGATTACGACGTTGTACGTCATTTACAGTAAGATTTGCGTGTTTACCATCTAAAGCAAACAGTTCCTTAAAATGTACAAGGTAGTATCTACCTTGCTTATGAAGAATATGGCAAGATTGGTAAATCTTTTTCTCTTTGCGTGATGCGACACCAATACGAGTGAGTGTTTCACGAACCTTCAAAAAATCGTCAGGTTCATTCAAAATCACTTCAACCATTTGGTCTTGCGACCAAATCACAATAGGTTCATTTACAACACTCATTTTGTTCCTCCAGTTTCAAGTTTTGATTTAATAAAATCTAGTTGTGTTTTTGTCAGAATTCTCAAAGCTTGCTTTGCCTTCTCATTACTATAACCATAGTAAGATTTGACTATTTCAAGGTCTTTAATTTTTTCTTGTTTTAACCAAGGAGAGAATCTCTTCTTTTTCCTAATTATATTTATAAAAAAATCATATTGAAGTTTCTTATCTAATGAGGAGAACTTATTCATCTCATTTGCGTACATCAAACAATCAATATGACCCGACAAACATCTGTTAATAATATAAGGAGCATACTCCTTTATGGAGGAAGGGTCTTCATCCATAATATTTTTTTTATTTTGATTGATTGAGTTCAACCAATCTTTCAATTCAATTTTCATTTATATAAGTTGCTGGATGAAAATTACAATACTCATTAAACACAATCTTACATTCTTTGTTAGTAAGATTACAATGCTGTGCTGCTTTTGGAAGATTCCACTTAGCAACAAAAAGCATTTCCATTGCTTCTCTTGTTTCAGGTCTCATTTAAAACTACACTCACACATAATTTCCGTCAATGCTGCTAAGAGGTTAATTTCTTGGTCAGCCACGAACGCAATTTGGTATTGATACTTAGCAACAATAAGAACGGCAGCAGGAATAGATTGGGGTGAAAGACAATCATAACAGGCGTCATACACCCTGCGAAGAACGACACCAGGGTCGTTATCCAAGTTGGAGACCACCCACTTTCGGACTTCAGAAAAGTTTTTACTTTTGAGATGAGTAATAAGGTCATTTACAGCAACATCAGAAAAAGACGCAAGAATACCACTATCTATTTCACCACTAACAGAGTATCTTTGGCACTCATTAAGAACTCTTCTCCAATCAGGGAAATGAGAATTTATCAGTTGGGCAAGTACTTTCGGATCATATTTGATGCTCTCCTCATCCAAGATGTTTTGTAAACGCTTGAAGAAGGATCCTGCCAACTGGGCTTTTTCTTTCCCTTTGATCGAGAATTCGACAACTGCACATCGGGAGTGAAGTGGTTCGATAATTTTGTTTTTGTAATTACAGGTGAAGATGAATCGGCAATTCTTACTAAATTCCTCAGTAAATGCCCTAAGGAGGAGTTGTACGTCGTTGGTGGTATTATCCGCCTCATCAATGATGATGACTTTGTGTTTAGCATCCGAAGAAAGTGAGACGGTCGAAGCAAAGTTCTTCGCATTGTTTCGGACAGTATCAAGGAATCTACCTTCGTCGGATCCATTAATGACATAAAAATCTACTCCTAATTCATTACATAATGCTTTTGCCACTGTTGTCTTGCCACAACCAGCAGGACCAGCAAGTAGCATATTTGGAATTTCACCCCTAGTTACAAAGTCACTAAAAGTTTTCTTAATACCTTCTGGTAGGATACAGTCCTCAATTTTACGAGGTCTGTATTTTTCACACCACAAGAAGTCAGTTCTGTCTGTGTTCATAATTTAAATAAGTTCAAAGGTAATAATAATCTGCGAATAATCTCAATCTCTATGGACTTTCATTTTATCAATCACATAATTTGCTTGTGTGAGACCATTACTATCAGTAATCTCTGCTTTCGTCATATAGAAGATAAGAGTAGAACCTTCGGCAAGTTGTTCTTCAATACCTTCCATAGTTCCAAATTTCCCAGTTCTCATAGGTTTTGGAATTGAATTGAGTGCGTCTTCAATTGTTTGTCGTTGTTCTTGTGTTAATTTAGAAGTCATAATTAAATCCATTCAGGTTTTCTTTCAGGGATGCGAAGATAGTTGTCCTTCACCCAAGGTTTGGAAGCAATATATCTTTTATATGCCTCAAATGTATCAATTGTTGCATCGTGCTTCCACTCATCAGGCATTGCCCTTGTGAATTCTACCACATTTTTGTAGATAGAAATCTCCTTTCCACTTTTAGTAGCAAAGATATTTTCTGCCACTTCAAGTCCTTTCATACAAGCGTGGTCTTTACCATAACGATGCCGATACTCATTACAAAGGGCAAATCCGTGCCGAATCAACCAGGCAAGGTTCTCATGGGATTTTGCTGCCCATTGGGTACAGGGATGATTACGGAATGCTCCCTTCTCAGTACTATAAGGGGTTCCATCTTTTTTTGGAATAGTTCCCCAATCATAGTACCACTTGGAGAAGATGACGGAGACCATTTGACAGGTCTCCAAAGGCATTTTCACTACGTGTTTATCTGGGAGTGAAACAGCAGAAAGCACAGGACACTCATCAGTCACAAAGATGTTCATAATATAAAGTTAAAAATCAAGAAAAATTAGAGTCTGGTTCCAAAGCAATCCAGTAAGAAAGGTTATAACGTTCGTTCGTGAATTTAGACAGAAGTTTTTCTGACACAACTACATCATAAGAACCAGGAATAATCTTAATGTTTTCTACCTTGAAGTTAAAAGTGAATTCTTTATCAGTCTCACCAACTACAATAGAGTATTCGTTGGAAGTATCATTCTTCTTATCACGAACAACCAAACGAATTACACCTGCTTCACCAACAGCAGAAAGGTCTGGAAGTTGATAAACTGATGATGCTTTGATGAGTTTATCAAGTTGTGAATGCTCTAGTTGAAAACAAACATCACTAGATGGAAGTGTAATTTCTTTATCTGGTGGAGAAACAATCACTTCTGGGTCAGCAAAGAAATATTTCACTCGACGTTTTCCTTCACGAATAATAACGTGCGAATCATTCCCAAAGTCAAGATCAGGGTCTTGGTGTAGTCCCAATCCATTTAGAAATTGGTTAAGGTCATAAATCGCAAAGTTTTTTGGGAATTCTTCCTTAATTTCTGCTTCCGCAAGAATGTTCTTCATCACAGAAATACTACGCAATTTATTTCCTTTTTTGATAAGGATACTTTGGTTAATGGAAGAAAAATTTTTTAAAATTGCCAAAGTTTGTTCAGATAATTTCATTTTTTAATATTGTAAATAGGTAAGTTTAGTTTGTTCTTCCAATGATAAGGAGCAAAAAAGTTCCCAAGCAGCGGAAAGTTGAGCATTTGATTTTTTTCTATGGCAATCGTTACATAGTGGTTGTAAATCTGTAATTTCTTTTTTTATACATTCCCAACTCATGGAGGATGGTCTTTTATTCCAAATTATATTACCACTAGTATTCCCAGTTCTAAGTTTTGTTTGTTTTTCTTTTTCGGAAGAAGTTCTTGGCATAATATGATCAAATTCAATATTTTTGGTTGATCCGCAGGACACACATACTCTTCCAACGTTTTCAAGCAAATATTCCTTTTTTTTGTAGTAGTGATCTCTTTGTAGTTGCCTTTGCCTTTCTCTATTTTGAGATTTCCATTCTTGTTGATATTCTTTTTTAGTTTTGTCTTTATATTCGTTTTTGGGCATAAATATTTTTCATCTAATAGTATTTAGAAAAATATTTATGTTAGTGGTCTTTTCAGAAAGTTTCATAGTTTGGGGTTTAATTTTCACTTATTTTCAACGAGATTAAGATGATTAATCAAAAGAATAGTATAGTGTAGAACTTTAAACAAGTCAGCACGAGGAGTTCCTTTTGTATCATAACGGTCAATATACTTGGTTACATTACCAGCACAAAATCCTTCACGACGATTGTGTTTAATCTTATCAAGGGTTTGTTCGGTTCCACCACCAGTACGGTCAACATAATGCTGACTATAAGTGCCAGCAATATATTCTTCAAGTTGTTTCAGGATTTGGTCTTCGTTGTATTTCCAGAAACCATTAGCATTTGTTTTTTCAGTCATATTCACAGGAGTTTTTGTAACATCAATTAAACCAGTTATTTCATCGAGTTTTACTGTAAACTCATTAAAATTTTTTTTGTCCTCAGGTCCAAACATAGTAAAGAAAGTCATAGTAACCTTTACCAATCATACCAAAAAACCAAAGGTCAGTCAATCATTTTACTAAATCCCTTAACCTTATCAAATTTGACAACTCTATCAAATTTATCAATCAATTCGTCTGTCTTATGTGAAATCACAAATATATTAGTATCTTTTATTACATACTTAATAATTCTTGTAAAATAATCTGTTCCCATAAAGTCCAAAGAACTATCAAATACTTCATCCAAAATAAGAAGATTGGTATTGACTGAATTTTTCATTCTTGCAATTTCTCTCCAAGTGAAAAGAATAGCAAGATTAATTCTCATCTTCTCTCCTTCACTAAAACTTTCATATGTAAAATCTTCGTGAATAGGAGATTTGATTTTTTCGTTAAACTCTTCATCAAGAGTAAAATTAATATAAAAATCCATCATTTGCAGATACTTATTAATCTGCTGATTCATAAGAGGAAGATACTTCTTAATAATTTTACCCTTAATACCACCATCTTTCATTAGTGAATGTGCGAAGTCAAAATAAGAAACATCTTCTTTATTCTTTGATTTCTCTGTTTGAATTAAATCCAAAGTTTGCTCTAATTCAATTAATGCTTTTCTTTCAGTATTTCTATTTTTAATTTTGCTGGTAATGTCTTGAATTTCTTGGTCAAGGTCTCTTGATTGTTTATTAAGTTGGGAAATTTTAACATTGTTATTAGAAATTTCATTGTTTAAAGAACTAATCTCTTTTGAAACGACATTGAATTCACGTTCTCTCTTTTCCTCCTGTTGAATTGCTTCTTTCAATTCATTATAACCTTGCTGAAGTTCCTTTGCTTTGGTTTCAGATTCACTCACTTTATTTAATCTAAATTCTTCTTCAATAGTTTGAGTACAAGTAGGGCATACCGAATTATTATTAAAAAACTTATGTTGTTCTGCAATACTTGATACTTTTTCTGAAATCTTACCCTTTAAATTAGAAAGTTGTTTTAGTTTCTTAGATGCGTCTAGAAGGTTCTCCAGTTGAGGTTGAAGAGTAGTTGATACTTCCTCCACCTTCTGTACATTCTCTGCTGCTAATTGGTCAATATAAGTGGTAATAGAAGTGATTTTATCTCTTTTCTTTTCTATATTTTCTTTACCACTTTTCTCAATACTTTCAATAAACTCTTTTTGCATCTCGACCTTTTCTTCAGTCATTGATTGCTTCAAAGAAAGTTCTTTAATTTTATCATTTGTATTTTTAATTCTATCTTTAATTACTACGTTCATCGCAGAAAAGATTTTAATATCCAATAAATCTTCTACAACTTCCCTACGATTTGCCGTAGATAGTTGCATAAAAGGCACAAAGGAAGCACTACCCAAAATTACAATTTGAGTAAATGACTTATAGTTTAATTTTAAAATATTATCTTCTAGTTGTTTTTGTTGATCTGCTGATGATGCTGCTTGATTTTGTAAGATACCATCAATCCAAATCTCAAAAATATTTGGTTTAATGCCTCTTTTTATTTTATATTCTTTTGTTCCAATACTAAAATCAATCTCAACCAAGCATTCCTTTTCGTTGGTCGAATTGATTAATTGTCCTTTTGTAATTTTACGAAATGCTTTATTGAATAATCCAAAACAAAGAGCATCAAGCATCGTGCTTTTGCCTGAACCATTCGCACCGACAATTAATGTAGTTTGCGTATCTGTAAATTTTATCTCTGTTGCTTGATTTCCAGAAGAAAGAAAATTACGATATGCGATTTGTTTGAATAGTATCATAATTTCTTGGTGGTATCACAAATTCATTTGGGGTAATTATAACATAATTATATCCATACATCTCACAAGTCTTTATCGCCATTTCATCATCAACTTCTATCACAGTCATTTCTGGGTAATCTTCCGCCATTAGAAGACCAGAATATCTTTCGGCATCATCTTCTTCTTCAAAAAAGTACAAAGCTTTTTCACCATGTTCATCAGCTACTGCGTATGCCCCTTCTTCTTCTTTTTCTAAGATAGTGAGTAAAAACATCATTCTACTTCCAGTGCTTCTTTATAAAATTCTCGTAAGAGTTTTTTAATAGTGTTCTTGTCTAATTCAAATTCTGACTCTTCTACATATTTATCCAAAATACTTAAAGTGTCCTCTGTTGGAATTTCATCGCAGTTTACATCTTCATCATAAACATCAACATTTTCAATAATTTTAAGTTCTAATGGATTTACTTTAACTATTGCATCCACAAACTTATCAAACATCTTATAGTCATCTCGTTGGCGAACAACAATTTTAACCATTTTATCAGTCAAATAAGATGCGTCAAAATCTTTTGGATTATTATTTTCATAATATACTCTTTCAAACATTGTATGAGGATTTTGATAATAATCTAATTTATAATCATCTGTATCAAAAATATGAAATCCTCTTTTATCATTTACATCATTCCAAAACATTTGGTATGGATTTCCAAGATAAAAGATTTTTCCATCATCACTACGAGTATGATAATGACCCGAATAAACTCTCTCAAACTTTTGAAATACTTTTTTATCTAGTCCTTCTTCATGAATGTGCCCTGGATAAACCGAAAATCCATTCAGTTCAAGATGACCAAAAATAACTTTTGCTTCTGTGTTTTCAAGAAGTTCAAAAGTTTCTTTTTCATTATCAGTACATATCCAAGGAAGAAGAACTGTTTTCATTCCCTCAATAGTATATTCTGCTGGTTTAGACACTCTAACTACATTATAATATTGTTGGAGAAGTGTATCTATAGCATTAATTTCATTACTGTTTTTATAATAAGCATCATGATTTCCCACAATATTATAAACAGTAATTCCTAAATCTTGAAATCTATCATAAACATTTTCCTTTGCCCAATCAAGGGCCCAGTAATCCACACCTTTACGATTATCAAAAGCATCACCCAAATGAACGACTGTTTTGATTTTGTTTTTCTTTAATGTAGGAAAAAATATTTCATCATAAAATTTAGCAAAATACTCGTGAAATGCTTTATTTGCTTTACGGAAATTATAATGAGTATCAGTAATCAATCCAATCTTCATTGGTATTGTTTCATTTGAATGTTTTCTTTAATTGTATTGTAGTCAGAAGAATTGAATCCACTACCATCAACAGAAAATACTTGATCAAAACCACTTTTTTCAAGAATCTTTTCTTTGATTTCCATCTGTCTTTTTTCTTTCTGAATACGACGCAAGAAGGCATAGTAAACAATTTGTGTAAAATACGCAAATGGATTTGTACGTTCTACATCAAAATTATTGATATACTGAACGCAATTTTCAATGCCATCAGAAATCATATCTTCACGAAACATATAATTCACAAAGTTTGGACGATATGATAAGTGGGTAGCAATTTTTAAAAAACAATCACCCAGATAATTGGGAATGATTGGATTTGGTAATCCCTTTTCCTTTGCTGAATTTACTTTAATTTTATAATTAATCAACGCATCGTGAAAATCTTTATTATTTACATAATGTGGATTTTTCTTTACTTTATTCATTTTTGAATTTAACATAAATTGATTACTTTTCCTTATTATAACACACAATAGCAATAGTTGACAACTATAAAGAATGTGTCTATAATCACTCTGTTAGGGTTGAAGATAAGTTATATCTTTAAATAGATTTGTAAAGTTTCTCTAAAGATATTCTGGCATCAGCAATCGAGGACAAATAACCCATTTTAGAAGTGAGTTCACTTTTATTGGATTTTTTACTCCTTTCTCTAACAAACTTTTGATGCATTTTAATTAAATCTTCATCCGTTATTTCAGTCATCGTTATGATTTTTTCCATATCCATTACAAACATACTATCATCAGCAAACTTTATCCAAGGACTTACTTTGATAGTTGATATTCCAAGTTGACGAATTGTTACGGATTCCATAGTGATAGGATTATCTAAAATTAAAACAATCCTATCGTCTTCATCACAAGGACAAACTTTGGAAAGTATTTCCTCACCTGATATTAATTTAATGATAGCATAAAAATCTTCTTCCATTTATTTTTTAAAGTCTAGTTGTATAATTTCATAATTAAACTTTTCTTCATTATAAATTTTAATTCTTTCGATTAAATGATTTAAAGTATAATTTTTTTTTGATTTGTAAGTAATGTCGTCTGCAATATCGTAAAGAACTGCTTTATTTTTGTTTTCTCCTTTTCGGAGAACTCTACCGATAGATTGTAAATTTCTTACTCTTGATTTACTTGGACTAGCAAAGATAATATTATGGAGATTTTTAATATTAATACCAGTACTAAATGTTCCATAAGAAGCAACGATAATTGAATCGTTTTCTTTTTCGGTAATTTCTCTTACCTTTTCTCTTTCTTCAGCATCCACACCACCGTAGACAAAAAATATTTTTCTATTTTTTGCTGCTGAACTATTTATCATCTCATATAAAGGTTGTCCGTGAGTTTCAACACGACTATAAAGAATTAAAGTATTACCCTTTAAATCCAAAGATAAATTTTTAATAAAATTGTTTCTCTTGTCGTGGGTAATCAAATACTGAATTTCTTCTTCATATTCATCAAACTGATGCTCGTTGTGTTTTAATAAAAGAACTTTGATTTGTAGTTTTGATAGATAACCTTTTTCAATAAGTTCCTGTGTTTGCGTAACCTTGTATGAGGGACCGAACAGACCCTCTAGAACCCACTTGTGAGTTTGTGAACCATCCAAAGTACCAGTGAACCCAAAACGATACTTTGTATTGTCCATCTTTGTCATAATACCAACCAAAGATTTAGACTTAAATTGGTGTGCTTCATCCCCAATCACCACATCAAAATTCTCAAAGAAAGATCTAGGAAGATTATAAATTGATTGCCAAGTCGTAATGACTACATTTTTATTTGTAGATTTTTCTTTACCAGAGTAAATCTTATGGCAATATTCTTCAGCATTCCATCCATAATCCTCAAAATCTTTATACATTTGTTCTACTAATGAAGTAGTAGGAACAATCAATAAAATATTATGTTCTTTTTCTACAAAGTATCTAACGATTGAGTAAATCATCAAAGACTTACCAGAAGCAGTAGGGGAGATTAAAAGTTTACGATTATATCTGAGAGCATCATACACAGCATCTACTTGATAATCTCTTGGTTCGTGCCTTGATATACTCTTCATATAATCAGAGACACCTTCCACCGAAATCATTTCATTCTCCTCAAATGGAGAACCATAAAACTTATTATTTTTGAACTCTACTGTATATTCACAGTTTTTTGCCCAAGCAACTAGTTTATCCAAAAGACCAACATATAGTTCACCAGTATGATTACTGTAAAGTCTTATTTTTCCATCCCAATATTTGCTCCTATACTGGGGCATAAATTTTGCTCCAGGGACATCAAAAGTAAAATGCTCAGACAACTCTTGATGAATATGTGGTTCTGTTTCGACTTTTAAATAAATCTCGTTCTTTTTTTGTATAATAATATTAGCCATATCCTGCTGTAAATCTCATGTATTCAATCGCATTCTTTATTTGATAAGTTCTATTTAAGATTGTTTTTAATATACTTTCC